TTTTCCGCCATCTAAAACCTTTGGTTGGAACTCAAATATTTTAGCATGATACTCGTGCTGTTTGTCAACAGGAATCTTTTGATTGTTCCAACTGAAATGTCCTGTGTAAATGCCTTTGTCAAGTTCTTGATCATATGTTGCCGTGTCTGCCCTCAACCACCATGGATCAAACTTACTAAATTTAGCAGAAAACCAATCGGGTCTATCTAATAGTATAAGTTCTTTGCTGTTTTTGTCAACCATATAGGTAATTCCATCACCTTGCCATGAAGACAATTCAATAAAATTAATGGTAATAACTGAATCTAGAACTGCATTTGCTTTGCAAAAACAAACCGCGGCCATGATTTGGTCATAGGGAGGCTTTGGTAATTCAATAAATCTATTTGTGGAACTTTTCTTTAATGTATGGTATAATGGTTCATCTCGCCATGTTGTTATTGTGTTGGCAAAAACTTGCTCGAAAAGATTTTTTAACCTTTCAAAGTATTCTGTTTGTTCTTTTAAATCGGCAGTGTGTGGAGTTAACGATATGTTGGCTTGATACTTATTAGAGAAAAGTTCTCCGTCGACAATAATAATGGATTTGAATGTAGTCTTCCAAGTAAATGTGTTTGACATCAAAACTATTTACTAGTCGATGTTGACCAGGTCGCCTAGGTCTGGCTCGTTCCTTAACTTCTTATTGTTCTTGTGCCATTCTTCAATACGTTTCTGTCTGACGGCATCTTGGTATGTCTTTAGTGCTTGTTGGAGATTGAAAAGTAGCTCAGGATTCCTGCCACGTCTCGCGATAGCAACTTTTCTTGACAGCTCTTTGATACGTTTGGAGATGTCCTCTTCGGACATGTTGCCTATCTCTTCTTGTAATGGATGGAAGTACATTTGACTCCTTAGTTATTAAGCGTATTGTTTACCTAGTTCATGCATCAATACAGTTGTGCCACCGTCTGGTGACATGAATTCATAAAGTGCTCTACCAATACCTGTAGTAATTTGGTCTGATGTTCCGTCACTACCTGTTACGTTATCTGCTTTTATCACAGCACTTGGAAAAGTTAGTATTCCTGAGGAAGCAGGAGCCACGGTGATATCTAAAATAAATCTTCCTAACGATCCAGTGGCTGGGAAATTAGTGAATGTAAAAGTTGTGTCTGCTGTTATGGTCAAAGTTTGGTAATGTCCATTAGCATGGTTCAGTGTAACACTGCCACTACTCACGCTACCATGAGCATATACAGTTTCTGAAGTATTTTTAAACTTTGCCCTTGTAACTTCATTGTTTGTAAAATCACTGCTGGCATTTAGATTAGCCTTGTTAGTCTGTAGGTCTTCTATTTCCGTTTTTGCTTCCGTAAAGTTGTCTTTAGTAGAAGAAAAATTATCTCTAAAACCTTGTGAGCTGTTGTCCTGCCCTGCTTTAGGATACGTTCCGTCTATGTTTCCTGGTACTATGTTACTTGCCATTATTGAATTCCTTTATCTCTAAATTTAAGATATTTATCGTTGCTTCTCTGCACCTTAATTATTGTACCTGATTGTGGGACTTCTTTGGTAAAAGTAATTGTTGTCTTTTTAGTGGTAGTATTATGAGTTAAAGTTATGCCTAGTTCATGATCTGCTGATCTTAGCGTTCCGTCTACTGTAAGGTAGGCCGGAGTGACATTATTATCAGCAGTCACGCCCTGTCCTACTGAAACTGTGGCTGTTCCTTCTTTTACTAAGATATCTTGCTCGTGTATTAGCTCGTCTACAACGAAACTAGTAGTTGATCCGTCACCTGTGAATGTTTCTGTTGCAACTTTACTTTTGCTTACCAAGTATCTATCTACGGTAAAAGCAATATTTTTGAATGTTAATTTTTTATCTTCTACTCTTTTTTTGATAAGTGCTGACGTTCCTGGTTTGCAATAACAGATAGGAACGGCCAGGACGAAGCCTAAAGGGGCCAGATCTCCTGCCTGCGTGGTCTTCATCCATAATGGTAGATAGTCATATTCTTTGTGTCCGAGGCTTTTCATTCTTGATCTCATATTGGCCACAGCATTAGGGTACACAGTCGTAATGAATCCTAAGTCAGCACTCAATTGGTTTGCAAATCTTACTTTTGAACCTGAGGTGCTGAACGACAGGCCGCCATCGGTAGTGACTTCATATACAAGATAATCAGCAGTGGCGTTCATACTAGATGCCCTAGGTCCTAGCATAGGCTTCACTACCGCATCTCTTAGGTTAATTGAACTCGAAACTGCTTGTCCGTCGTTATTGACTAAACTGTCTTTTATTTCTACATAGACCACTTCATATTTTGTGGTTGTTCCTTCTTTGGCGATGGCTGTCTTAACATCACCGAAGTATAAAGTTTTAGGGGAATGGTTTTGCTCCATCTGTTGTTGGAAGGCTGTAAGTGTCTGTGCCTCTAATCCTGCCATCATTAACATCTCAGGTTTATTTTTCATACCAAAGTTGCTGTCTTCCGGTCTGTAAATATTCTCCGGTGAATTGATGTTATTGTCTTGTGCTAAATTGTAAAAAATATTTTGATCGATAAACGAGGTAGAACGTCCTGACATGTTTCCATATTCGATTGTTGTAAAAGGTATGTCAATGTTTAATGTGAACACTTTGGATGTTGCCGCTGACTGGTATTGATCACTGACCGTTACTGTAAAAGTGAATGCTCTTGTTGAATCCGTAAAGTCACTTGGATCTATAGTGCCAATTATGTTTCCTTGTTCGGATAATGTAATACCAGTTGGCAAAGCACCTCCGGTTACTGTATAACTTAAAACACGATCTGTTTCTTCTGCTACTGCTTCTATTGAAAGGGTGCTAGGAATATCTGCTGTGAGTGTTCCAACAGTATCGGCTGTTGTAAACGCAATTCCTATGTCTATTTCGCCTATGACTTTCATAGTGAACTGTTGGTCTGCGAACACGTTACCTTCTGCTAAAACTTTATTTGCCCTTACCGTAAAATTATACGTGGTTTCAACCGCAGACTGCCTATCAAGATTTCCGTGTAGTTCTCCAGTACTTGTATCAATAGAAACGCCTGTAGGTAAGGAGCCAGATTGAATTGAATATACTAAAGTGCCCGATAATGGATCAGCATCTAATACATCTATTTTTATTACCAATACATTATCATGTCTAAAAGTGCCAAGGTCAGATCCTGTTTCAAAGACCGGTCTACGTTCTGAAGTATGATCCATTGTAACCGGTACATTGTTTATTTCTGTCATGTCTGTAGTGATGCTAGAATTATTAATATTCCAATAATCCGCTGAGTAGACAAAAATATTATTTGACTGCGTTGTCACTGTCGTTCCATCGCTTACTCTGATTGTCAAAGCGAATGTCTGTGCAATAATTGTAGTAGAGTCCTCGAAATAATCATCTGTCAACTTTACTATACCAGATATCAACCCAGTTGAAGTCATGGTCAACCCTGGAGGCAAAATCCCTTCATCTATAGAGTAAACGAGATTGTGTCCGTCCCTAGTATCCGAATCTGTAGCCAGTATTTGAAAACTTACTTGCTCACCATCGAGTGCCCAGTAAAGTCCGGTCCTTGTAGAATCATCAAGTTGTAGTTGGCCAGATGCTGAAGTAAATGTTGGAGCGTCTTCTCCTTGCACGTCCAATGAAAAATTCCTGTCTGTAATAGAGGTACCGGCCGTGGCTCGCACGACGAAGGTGTAAAGAGTTCTTTTGGCAACCTCAGCCGGAGTACCTGTCAGTAAGCCGTCTGTGGTAACCTGCATTCCTGCTGGTAGGCTTCCTGCTATCACGGAGTAAGTGATGGCCGTTGAATCGGTAGTGTTCGCTTCTAGTTGTAGCGAAAACGATGCTTGTTCATCAATAGTTGCAATTTTACCTGCAGTGGTTGTCCACACTGGTGTTGCCATTAAAACTTACTCCTTACAAGGGTATTTATTGGTAATTACCTAGGATTTTTCTGTGTGCGAATCCAATGTTCAAGGTGCTGTCTCAAAGACTCACGTTCCGTTGCGTCCTGTTCACGCCGTATAGCCTCCTCCAATCGCTTAATTTCAGATTGTGGAGACCTATACTGTTTCTGTCTACTAAAATGTCTCTTCATTCTTGTGTCGTTGAAAGACTAGTTGTATTTTAAAGTTAACTATTAACTTACTGTAGCACTAAATGGTGTCGCTGGGTTGGCACCTGACGCCACCCTCATCACACCTCTTACGTGATATTGGTCAGCCGCTATGTCAACTATTTCAAGATAGTCACCAATAATGCCGCCTGTAGTACCACCGTTAATTGTGATAGTATCTGAAGTCGCCACTGTTGGGAAGGCCGATACCGCTGTTCCATCTTCATCTAGGTACATCATTATACCATCTATTGTGTTGTCTGCATCCGGTACCTTTATCACATAGTTTGATGTGTTTGCAACAGAAACTATAAATTTGTATGTTGCACCGCTACCTGTTGCATCTGGCAGTGTCAGTGTTACCAATGCGTTACCACCAACTTCACCAAGCAACAAAGTTCTTCCGGCGTGTTCCGCTATTGTTATAGCGTCCGTTGCCACGAATGTGTGTATTGCTGGCAGGAATGATCCAGTCAGTGTAAGTTGTGTGTCTTCAATTTTTACGACACCAGTACCTTGTGTTGTGATGTCAATGTCAGCATTGGATGTGTCACTTGATATAAAATCAGTTCTTACAGTTGTGGCTTCCATTAAAGTAAACTGCGTTTCAGCGGCTACTAGTTTAACACCTGTACCACTTACAGTTAAACTTTGTCCGTCTGCTGGTGTCAATGTTATAGCGCCTGACGTTGCTGATAAAGTGTTGCCGTCAAGTCTAAGGTTATCTACGTTTAATTGTCCTGTTGTAGTTTGTACTCCTGTTGCTGTAATAGGACCAGTCAATGCGATAGCACCAGTTCCTGTGGGATCTATAGTGATATCTGCATTTGATCCATTACTTGTTATCTCGTTGGTAGTTACTGAGCCTGCTGTCAATAAACCAGCCACAGTGGCACCACCTGCTAGTGTTGTTGCTCCAGTAACATCTAGTGTTGTTGAAACTGTTGCGGCACCTGTGATGTTAGTTGTGGCGCCAAGCTCTACCGTTCCTGAACCTTGTGGATTAACAGTGATGTTTGCGTTTGAACCATTCGAGGTGATTTCATTAGTTGTCAATGAACCTGTTGTAGTTGCTCCTGTAATTGTTGGTGAGGATATAGTAGGTGAAATAATATCTTTATTTGTTAATGCCTGTGTACCCGATAATGTAACCACTGATGAATCGATCGCTATGGTTACGGTGTTTAGTGTTCCTGCGGTTGTTATACCATCACCGCCTGAGAATTGTAGTGCCTCAGAATCTAAATCAATGTTAAGTGTTGTAGAATCATCACATGCAAAATCTAAATCCTGTGCTGTAACTGTGCTGTCCACGTATGCCTTGATAGATTGTTGTGTTGCTAACTGTGTAGCAGAGTCAGTGCCCATCGCATCTTCGTCTAAAATACCTGTTACAGTAGCACCTGTGGCTAATTTTAAAGATGTTCCACTCTCCAATGCACCAGCAACTGTAAGTGTTCCTGTAGACTCAATGTTTTCAGCGATTGTTATCTGTGTTGAGTCATCTGAACTCAATGTTGTACCAACGAATTTCATAGCACCAAGTTTTATGGCACCTGTGCCATTTGGAGTAACAGTGATGTCGCCGTTAGTAACGCCAGTTGTAATCTCGAATGTTCTTACATCTAAGTTTGCGTCTAGTGTGTTAATATCGTTATCTGTACCGTATAATTCTACAAAGTTATCATTAACTTTATCAAATGCTGTTCGTAATGGATCACCTGTGCCGTCGTTGGCGCTAGATCCTATGTTTATTGCTTGTCGTGCCATGTTGTGTATTACTCCTTATTGTTGTGAAGTATTTATTGTTTTGTTTTGTAAACCTAATGTAATTATTACACGTCTATAGCAATACGCTGGAATTTAAAGACTGTGCTGTTATCGGAAATGTTAGTGACTCTTAACCTTACATTATCACCGTCAACATCTGCAGAGTAAACTGCCAACCCTGTGGCGTGATCACTTACCGAACCAAATGTTGTTACAAAAGCATTGGTACCGTCGGTAATAACATTTGCTTCTACTATCTCGAACCTGCTGTTTGTTGCATCTGACACTGATATAAAATACTTGGCACTCCTATGTGCTGTTTTATCAAACTGGTTAAGGGTGCTTGTCGTAGAGGTGGCAACCGTTGTGGTACCGTCTCCTATATCTGAATGACTTAGTGTTGCTGATGCAGTGGCAAAGGCAAGATTACCCAAACCATCTGTCTTTAGGAATTGTCCGTCACTACCATCAGATGTTGGAAAAGTAAATCCACTAATCGTAACACCACCAGTTCCATTACCTGATAGTTCGAGAATTGAATTTGATTCATTTGTGCTGACAGTGTTGTCTGCTATTGTGATGCCGTCTATGGTCAATGACGCTGTGGTTGATAGCGTTGTAAATGATCCTGCGGCAGGCGTTGTTCCGCCAATAACTGTGCCGTCTATGGTACCACCGTTGATATCTGCTTTGCTTAACACCACCTGACCTGTGCCTGCTGGTGCTATAACAAGATCCGAGTTGGACTGTGTTGTTTTAATTTCGTTGTCTGTGATGTTGATGTTCGAGTCAATGGTCAAACTAGATAAGATCACCGAGCCTGTGCCTCCAGGCGTTAGGTTTATATCAGCATTTGAACTCGAACCTATTGTGTTATCGTTGAATGTTAAATTATCAATAGTTGTTGTACCTACTAAACCTGTAGTGCTAGTAACATTCAAAGTCGAAAGTGTTGTTAGTGCCGATGGCACAGCCAATGTAGATCCCAGGTTGGTTGCTCCTGTGAAAGTGGCCGCCCCTGTGGTAGTCAAGGTGCCATCTATTATTAGGTTATCGTTGACGTTGACTGTTGTAGAATCGTCTGAACTGATACTTGTACCATCAAATTTCAGTGCACCAATTTTAATTACACCAGTACCACTCGCATTTATGTTAAGATCATCGTTAGATCTTGTGCCTGTGATGTTGTTATCATTGATAGTGACCGCTGGTAAGACTACAGAACCTGTTCCGCCGGGTGTTAAGATTATGTCAGCGTTTGAACTTGAACCTATTATGTTGTCATTCAAGGTTAAATTATCGATAGTGGTTGTGCCAACCAAACTGGTTGCACCGGTTACATTAAGTGTTGAAAGTGTGGTCAGTGCTGATGATACCGCTAGTGTCGATCCTAGGCTGGCCGCCCCTGTGATTGTCGCTGTGCCAGAAACATTTATAGTACCGTCAACTATTAGACCATCGTTGATATTGATTATAGTAGAATCGTCCGAACTAAAGGATGTGCCTTGGATCTTTATCGCTCCAAACACAACTGAACCTGTACCGTTGGGCACCAAATTAATGTTCTCGTTTGTCCTTAGACCCTCTATGTTGTTGTCGTTGATCTTTATTGAAGGAAACGATACAGATCCTGTTCCCGATGGTACGAAAACTATGTCGTCGTTTGACCTTGTTGCACTGATCTCATTTCCAGCAAAAGTCAGATGCCCTGAGAACAACGGTGAGTTATAAAGCTCTGTGAAGTTATCATTGACTTTGTCCATTGCGACACGAAGAGTGTCACCTGTTCCGTCATTTGCGTTTGTTCCTAGGTTTAACGATTGCTGTGCCATGTTTATACTTCAATTACCCTTCTAACCACTTTAACCACGTGGTCGTTAGTGTTATTTATTGTGCCTCTCAACCTTAAATTTCCACTGTCAATGTCTGCGGATACTGTGATCAAGTCAGTGTGACTACCTGCATGTGCGAATGTACTTACATATGCTGTTGACCCGTCGTGCACCACGTTTGCTTCAAAAAGTTCAAATTTTGATCCAGCGGCATCTACTACCTGCACATTGTATTTGGCTACCCTGTATACCGATGCTGAGACAGAATCAAGTGTTGCTACCGCGGTAGACGTACCTTCGCCTCTTGTGAGGTTAACCCTGTATGCGTTTACCGTAGTTGATCCGCCCGAAGTCGAAGTTGCTGAAAGTGTTGTTGTAGTTCCAGAGTGTCCAGCGGTCAATAAAATTTGATCTGAGCCTTTTGTACTGTTAAGTCCATACTGTGAGATGAATGCGGTTGTGCCATCACTCACTACCGCGGCTTCAGTGATGGACGAATGGCCTTCTCCTGAATTATGGGCAACTATAATGTAGTGTGCGGCTTGGTATGTGCCTGTGCTGAAGGTATCCAGTGTTGTTGTTGAACTCGATACTGTTACCTCTCCTATCACGTTGATGTTTGTTGAACTCCTGTCCGCTTCGTCATCAGCCAATCTTACCCTGTATGCGTGTACCCTAAGGTTAGGTTCTAATCCTGTGGCCTTAAGTTCAAGATTTGATCCATTAAGGGCCGCCGTCAAACCGATCAAGTCATTGTCTCCTGTGTTTACAACATTATATACTGAAACTGTGGCTGTTGTACCGTTGTGAACTACGGAACACTCTAGATTACTGCATTCTGTTTTTGATGCGTTGTTGACTGAAATGTAATACTTTGCACCTCTGAATGATGCGTGTGCCCATGAGTCTATAACTTCACTTGCACTGTCAACGTCTGTGTTGATTACGACTGCCGCCTCGTCCTCACCAGAGTATCCTGTGGAATCATCATCTCCCAAGCCTATCCTATAAAAAGACAGGGAGTTCTCAGGTGAACTTCCAGTGCCCAATAATCTTACATTTCCACTGTCCACGTCTACGGTTGTGTTTATGTGATTATTGGTGCCTGTTTTTGCATTGATAGATGTTGAAAGGAAAGCACCTGAATTGTTATGAACCACGGAGTGCTTTGTGATTTCAAATTCATCACTTGCGTCGTCTCTGTTCACTGCAAGGTACCATGCACCGTCATACTTGGATGTTGCCCAACTGTCTTGTACCACCGTGGCCGACTCTATCCTGTCATGGACGCCCACTGCAGTCACGTGATCAATCTCTGTGGTTGTTTGGAATGATATGGTTGTTGAGGCATCTTGTATGTCAGAGATTCCGAGTAACACAGGCGAACTTAGAAAACTTAACACCTTTGATCCGTTTGTTTTAAACACTTGTCCTGTGGTGCCATCCGCGGATGGAAGTTGGAAACCATTGATTTGTACGTGTCCTGAACCATTGGCGGCAAACGCCAAATTATCATTGGACCTGTTGGCTTTGATAGTGTTGTCCGTTATGGTAACTCCGTCCGCCGAGATTGTTGCACTTGTGAATGCTATTGTATCAAATGTTCCTGCCGCTGGCGTTGTACCGCCTATAGGCACGTCGTCAACAGTGCCCGAGCTCATCGAAACTTTTGACATCTGCACAGAACCTGTGCCGTTGGCTGTAAGAATGAAGTCATCATTGGACCTAGTCACCTTGATGATGTTATCGGTCAGATTTACGCTTGAATCTATAGTAAGGTTACTGACATTTACAACACCTGTCCCACCTGGTGTAAGGTTCAAATCTGCGTTCGAACTGGTAGAAATGATGTTGTCATTGAAACTTAAATTGTCTATTGTTGTTGTTCCAACGAAAGATGACGCACCCGACACAGTCAGGGTTGATAGTGTTGTACCACTTGTTACATCTAGGGTTGAATTGGCAACAACCGCACCATTGAACGTTGGTGTGTCTGCAGTTATTGTCCCGTCAACTATGACTGCATCATTGATGTTCATTGTGGTTGAGTCTGAACTGTCTAAAGTTGTTCCATTTATTCTGATTGGTCCCAATAATACGTCGGCCGAACCACTTGCAGTTATGTTCAGATCCTCATTTGACCTTGTGCCTGTAATATTGTTATCATCGATTGTGATACCGGGTAACACCACAGAACCTGTGCCACCTGGTGTAAGATTTAGATCTGCATTGGAGGCAGTGGCTATGATGTTGTCATTGAAACTTAAATTATCTATGGTCACTGTTCCAACGAATGATGATGCATCAGTGACAGTAAGGGTTGAGAGTGTGCTCACGCCAGTTACTCCCAGCGTCGAGTTGATGGTCACTGCAGAATCTAAAGTAGCGGCTCCAGTGTTAATTGTTCCATCCACGATCAAGTTCTCGTTTATGTTCACAGTGCTGGAGTCTGTGGCCACTATTGAAGTTCCTGAGAAGCCTATTCCGTCTATGACCAATTGACCCGAACCACTAGGCGTGATTACTAAATTATCATTGGTCCTTGTTGTTTTAATGTTGTTGTCATCGATGGTAATCGCTGGGAAAACCACGGCCCCTGTTCCTGAAGGTTTGATTACTATGTCTGCGTCGCTGGCAGTTGTGCTTATGTTATTTTGTATTACGTCTATGTCAGAGAGAACAGCCGGCTCGGCAAAAAGTTCGGTGAAGTTTGCGTTTAATTTGACACCGGCACCCCTGATAGTATCGCCTGTACCATCATCAGGCTGTACTCCGATGTTGATAATTTCCTGGGCCATGTTCTATCCTGCGTCAGCCGTGTCTGCTTTTAGGCTCACCCATGCACCGTTCTCGTACCCCTCAAACTGATTGGTAGTGGTGTTGTAGATGATCATCCCATTTGCGGCAGTGAGTGCATCTCTCTGTGTGGTTGTGAATGAAGCCATTATTATTGGTCTTGCCAATGCAACATTTCCGGTACCTGATGCGTCCAACTCTAGGTCAGCATTTGATGCCGACGTTGTTATGGTGTTGTCTGTGATGCTGATACCACTGTCAATGTCTAATGTTCCTGTGACCTTGGCCCCAGTGTGTGTTACTCTGAATCTTTCTGCCAATGAAGAGCCGTCATGTGTGTTCACAAATACTGTATTCGAAGTACCTGAAGAGCCATCCATCATCAGTTCCGCTCTCACGTTTCCGCCTGAATTTTGGAAACTTATGCCAGGTGTGTTTGCGTCAGAAGTCCTTTGTAGTGTTACTTTCGCCGCCGCACTTTTGATGTGTAATGAAGTGTCAGGTGAGCTTAGTGCACCTATGCCTACTTGACCACCTGCTTTCAACAGTATGTCACCTGTGCCATTATTCTCTATTGTGATGTCGCCATTTGCACCATCAACGATCTCTATGGATCCTGAATCTGTATCACCGTTTGTAGATAGCAATAAATTGAATGCACCATTGGATGATATGTGTCCAACCTCGGAACCACCACCAACGCTGACCAAATCTGTGTCAAGCACTAGGTTTCCTGTGCCACCTGGTGCTATGTTTATATCTGCGTTTGAATCTGAACTTATGGTGTTGTCATTGAAATTTAAGTTATCGACGTCTAGTGTGCCTACGGCTAATCCTTCAAGATCAAATGAGCCTGTCACTGTAAGATCTCCGTCTACAATTAATCCTTCGTTAATATTAATAGTGGAACTGTCGTCTGCACTTAAAGATGTCCCATGAATTCTTATAGCACCAGCAACAACATCACCCGTGCCGCCTGGTGTCAATATTATGTCGGCGTTTGAATCAGAACTTATCACATTGCCTGTGAAATTCATACCTTCGACCCCAACACTACCTGTTCCATTACCTGTGATGTTTATTGAGCCATTTGTAACTAGTGAAGTAATATCATCACCTGAAAACTTGATCCGATCAACCTCAACGGATCCTGTGCCGTTGGGTTGGAGTTTGATGTCACCATTGGTTGTCTGTGTCTTTATTAGTCCACCAACAAGTGCCAACAGATCTGAGTCGTACAATTCTGTGAAATTGGTGTTGACCTTGGTCATAGCGGTACGTAAAGTATCGCCTGTCGCCGGATTTCCTAGTGTTCCTGTGTCTATGTTTAATCTTGCCATAATCTGTTATTCGTATTTATTAAATAATAATATGTTCATAGAAACGCTTAAAACAATGAAGTTGTATAAGAGGGAGAGCAAACTGGGTACAATACACAATTATCACAGGAAAAATGTTATATATGTGTTCAAGTGTGACTGCTGTTCAGCGACCTTCATGAGGCCCAAGAGCAAGGTGGACCCTGACCGTGCTTCAAATGACTACAAACACGTCTGTAACAAGTGCGATTCAAAGAAGTTCGCCCAGGCTGTAGGTGTGAAAATGCGTAGGGTTTACAAACTTGACGCCAGCAGTACTACAACTTTATAGTTGTTTCCACTTGATGTCATCACGGTAACCTTCAATCCATCTTTGGAGATCGGCGTATATCCCACACTTTATATTTGGCTGGTCAAAGTACCATCTCAAGAAAGGGTTGCCTTCTAGGTACTCTTTCCTGTTTATGAAATAGAAATTAGTTTCTGGAAACTGTCTTATTATTTGCCTCAATTGGTACATCCATTCATACTTTAGATAGGCCTTCATGCTTTCCCTGTTAGGATAATTTTTAGAATTTTTGTAGATATTGTTCTGTAACCTGCTTGGTGTTTCTATTTCCCATTGTTTTGCTCCCATTATGTCGAACGCCATAATCACAATATTTTTTATACCAGATTCTGCGGCCAGCAAAATTGCACTACAGCCAGATCCTTTCGCCAGGGAGAAATCATTCGTTTTCACCTTGCCTCCCTTCTTAAGGTTGCCTCCTCTCCAAACTCTGTAAATTTTCAGTCCCAGTGGTACATCCATGACATTGTCGCCCTTGCAGATGTAATTCCATTTGCTGATATCGTTGATTCCATATATCCGTGGAGACTCCTTGCCTTTGTTGTGCCATTGTGCCAGTTCTTCATACATCTCAGGACTAACAGCAACTATGTGATCACACAGCATTGGATGATCTCTGTAGATGGCATTACAACCATATATGGTACCGTTGCCTTTGAGTTTTTCTATTGGGAAAATATTTCTTGATTCACCGTTGCCTATTATGAAAGCAGTATCCATTATATGCCAAATGATTCTCCACAGCCACAAGAACTAGAGCTGTTGGGATTTGATATTTCAAACTGTGATCCAAAAGTTTCCTCCACCCAGTCAATTTTAGTACCGGCTACATATAGCATGGATGTTTCGTCAACCACGAATCTGCCTGTGTGCCAGTCCTCGACATGATCATTCTCACTAACACTTTCTTTTGTGTCAGCAAATCCCCAGTCGTACTTGAATCCTGCACAGCCACCACCTAGCACCGCTAGGCTGACCGCATACTTTCCTGGATTTTTTTCGAGAAGTTTCTCGATTTGATTCTTTGCTTCATCTGTAATTTCAAATAAGTTCATACTACTAATTATCCTTATTTCCTTCCACTGTTTTTTACTCCAACAGATATCCAAAACCTTGTGGCATCTCTTTGCTTTTCGAAGCTCATGTATGCGTTCTGATGCTCCCAATGGTTCTTTGGATTATCTATATCACCAGCAGGTTCGAACCACCAACCCCACTTACCTACACAGTTATTTTGACACCAGTCTATACATTCACCCATTACACCGTTACTGTTCATGTCCACGTTAAATTCAAACTGTTGCATATATCCACAGTTGTCCGGCACTTCACTCATACTAGGCGATGCCCTCTTTACAGCGATATTGCCAAAACTTTTACTCATAGTATCCCATTTTGGTGAGCAGATTTTTGTTTGCGAATAGTGGTCCTAGATTATATCTGTTTTGCTGATCATTGAACTCGCTGAAGAATCTTTTGTTTGTCTTCCTGCCGTTCTCTGTATAGGGTTCTCCCAGTGCGAAGTGAACCACCTTGGTTGGTTGCAATCCTAAAACTTTACACCAATGCTCTTGCTCTTTTTGATACTTCTCGACCATGTAGTCTACTTTGAAATGTTCCATCACTGCAAGTCCAAGACCTGCGGCTAATCTATTAGCAACATTTTCGTCATTGCTTATCTGCATGGGATCATAAACTTTGTCCCTCGTCATTCTTATAGCCACTCGGCCGTTTGCCACAGGATATGCCTTACTCAAACTGAAGCTCAAGGACTGGATGCATGACCGTGTAAGATCAATTTGTAAATTTTCATAGGTAACGTTGGGCAGATAAATGAAATCTAACATCACAGGCACACCTATCTTTTCACATTGGTCCAACACACTGTCTAATTGTGGGTGCTTGTCTCCTAATCTAGCGAATGGAAAACTTACTATCACCACATCATTTGCTTTTATATTGTCATTTTCGATGTACTCCCATTCAATACCCATATTTTTCCACACCTCCATGTGCCACCAGTATTCGCCTTTTAGTATTCTGAATCTTTTATTCCGATGAGTCAGGTAAAAATTAATGAAGTATTCCTGAGATCCCTGTGACAATGAACTACATTTGAAATCATCTATGCCATTCAATCGGAACCTGGAGCATTTTTTCAACCATGTAGGGAAATACTCTTCGTATCTTTTAACAATGTGTGGGTCTTGTAGGAATTTGTTTAGTTGCACCCCATTTATAAATTCTATGGCTTCCTTGTCTTTGATACAATTACCACTAGAAAACACACTCCATGTCTTTGATCGTATTTCGTTAAAATCATTGCTTACAGGAATATTCCATAGGTACTCCCCAGGAACATCTAATTTTTTCTGAACAGAGGCAGTCATCAGTGCCCATGCTATCTTGGTTATTTTATCTTTTCTAATTTCAGACATGCTTCCTCGTAATAGTTATAGCCCTCTTCCCAGTCGGGATCGTTTTTGTTTTTGGCATGGTTTGTGCGAAGTACCCACTTGAGTATCGGGGAATCAAAATTAATCTCCCAGTGGCCTTTTGGTCCAAAGAACAAACAAGACTCAATGATATCGTCTTTGGAAATATATTTACTTTCCCATATAAGGTGTTTAAGATCTATGCCATCTACGATTAAACGTTCCAATTCAAAATTCAAGTCCTGCTTGATTTGATTCTGATCGTCAATTATGGTATCTCTTCCTTCTTTATTTTCAAAAAATATTTTCAGAGTATTATGGTCGTTGTGGACGCTATCTAGTATTACTTTTTCCTTTACTTTACCAGTGTAGAGGTCTGAACCATTAAGTGCAATTCTGCAGACAGGTTGTTTTTCGCCAACACCATTAATATTTTTAAAATAAAATTCTAGTTTCATGTTACTACTTCCAATTGTCTATTACCCATTGGTCGGCACACTCCATTGGATTTGGAGAGCCGTGAAACACTGCAACTTTGTTTCCTTTTTCTATCCGTGCTGGGGTCTTGAAATATTTCTTGCCATCCTTGGTTAATAATTTTGTATCTTTGTAGCCAACCATCTCCCATTTGTATGATCTGATCCATTCGTCGGGGAACCAATTAATGTCTTGCTTTGCTCTCTTTGTTATCCAGTCTTGGTCTCCGTGATTTGACTGCATAATTTGTGTAGGATTTTGCTTGAATTCATTCCATAGGTAGTTCATAGTACCGGACTCCCATCTCATGCAACTGGAATTTGATGTTTTCCAGTCATTGATCCTACATCTATTGAAGTCCCTTATGATATTAAACTTGCCTGGGTTGTGTGTGAACAAAGTATCGATGTTGTCAAATACTACAACGTCCAGGTCAAAGAAGAGTATGTTACCTTTGAGTGGCATTTCCGGCGAGAACATCCATAACTTGCTCCACCATGTTTTTATCCATGGGTCTTTCGGCAATCTGATTACATCAACTGCTGGGTCTAGTCCGTTTGGGTCATCTGTCAAACAGTGAAATTCATAATCAAGTGTGCAATTCCGTTTGACCATGTTTCTCAGCACATTGACATATTCCGAAACATACTTGTTGCCCCATTTAACGCATACTACGTGATTCATATCCTCGTCCTAGTTCATCAATTTGCATTTGTTTCCAGTTGTCGCTGTCTAGTGTGTAAGGATAAACACATTCAACAGTCAAATTTGATACAACTTTTATACTGCTTATATTTAAATTCTTACCCATGGCGTCATGTATTTTTGTTATAGTAGCATTGTTTCCAAATGTTTGCAGGTCAACCTGTCCCAGTTTAATATAGCCTAGAGATAGTTTAGGGTCATACCAATCATAGTCGTTGTTTTTCAACCATTGTCTAAATTTGTCCATCTCTTGTTTTTTGAAATTACTGTTTTCTGTTATAGTTTGACCCCATTCTATGTCAAATTCTCCAGAATAATATTTTTGATGATTTATTTCTGAACACAGTGCTTCTGTCATTTTAGGGGCATCCTCGTCTCTGAAAACTTCGTATAAGGTTTTACCCACCTGTGACCAATGCAGGTAGACACCGCCTAGTTCTCGATCATATCTGTTCTGCTGGAACAAACTGTAATCATCATCGTGTAGGTCGTATCTAGGTGCGTTTAAAAAAGTTGTTATTTGTGAAGGACGCATCCATTCAGGTTCGAGTATTTTTTTCCGATCAGTAATGACCCAACTTTCTATTTCATGGCATATGTTGTTCAATTGTCTTATTGCGTATTTTGTATGAGTGTCTGCCTGTTTGTAAAATTCCGACAAATGCCATGCCGTGCCTTGCAGTTCCTCAAAGTACCTATGCAATAAATTACAAGACTCGTGTTTCAGCCTAAGTCCGGGTGTTACCGTTGTGTCCCCGTTCACTGCTTTTCCTACTGGTAGACTGCCACTGAACTGAAAATCATCGGGAGAAAAAGGATCTATCCTTTGGTATGGCGGATCGAAAACAAATGAATTTATTTGATTAATGTTTTTGTTAAGTTCACGACACAGGAAACTAAGATTTCTTTTGGAGTCTGCAAAACCCAAAAAGCAAAAGTTTTTTTCTAGTACCCTTTGATGTGCTAGATTATCCTTAAGTGCTTTTATCCATCTGCTACCTAGATGTGTGTCGTAAACTTTTATATTGTAAGAAATGTCATTTAACCCAACTTCAACAGTATCAGGTAAAAATTTAGTCTTTTCTGTAGATGGCACTGTTGGCTCCGTGTTCCATACACTCCACGCTGTCTACAAAACATCTGCCATCTGTTTTTTCCCTGATCAATTGGTCAGCGAAATCAAATGCATGTTTGGCAAACATTTCTGCACCAACACCATCAAATATTCTAACTTCGGCTAGGTCATGCTGTTCAAGTTCTTGCAATTTTTCTAACTGTGGGTCGTTTTTATCAAGTGCCATTTTATGATCAAAGTGATCTTCTAACCATCCCTTTAATGGTTTTAATCCACCAAAGTCCACCGCCCAGTTCTTATTGTCTAAATCGTTGCAACCAAATGTAAATTTGAAAGCAAGACTGTATCCGTGCAGTAAGTGACAGTGGGAGTGGTCTGCGTTGGGTTGTCTAAACACCGCAGATAGTCCTATGTTGTGTCCGTATGTTTTAGTTGAGTAGTAAGTCATCGTTTCTCCTTGTTTTGATGACTTGCAGAGTGTTTATAGAGGGTTGAAAGTCTTGAGTCCTCTCGATCATCAGTTCAACTTTTTGTCAATCTTTTGATCAATGTCCATCTGGTACGCTGTGTCTCTGATGCGATCCGTTAGTTCATTTGGTATATTTAACTCACCGTCTATAATACTTTTTAAAAAGTGTATCATCACAGTGAATTCATTTCTATTTGACACGGTCTCTGGATCGATACCGTGTTGTTCCATGGCATTCAACATTGCCTCGGATACGTCTACCAGTGCCTTGATGCTTGTTGAGTGTTTGTCAAAGTGTGCCATTATGTGATTATGCTAGGTTTTTTAGGAGTCTTTATCGGGCTGAACACTCGATTGTACTCGTCTGCTATCTTGTCATTGACGTGTGCTATTGTGATCAACTTATCTGTGAATAGGTTAAAGGCCTCGTCTTGTTTGGCAGTGGAGAAAAATGTACCAAATGCTAATCCTTGTGGACCTTGCATCAGCACAAGTGCTTTCTCTATACTGATGTATGAGTCTGCTTTGCCAGTGAATTTTCCAATGACTTCTTCTCCTGAAGTCAATTTAAGAGTAACTAGATCTCCATCTTTTATTTTATCTAACATATCCTTATTATAAACTATCCTATTAGTTTGTCAATGTATTTCTTCAATTCCTTGTCTTGTACGTTAGGCGGAATTTGATTGTTAAAAAATATCTGATAACTGTCGGATCCATACTTGCCTATGCCATGTAGATCACTTGCTTCTTTTTTGTTCCAAGTGAGGTATTGTTCTGTCATCTTTCTAATTCTCTTTGATCGGACTTCCCACATGCCCAACGGTTTCAACATTTGTTGTTGTGTGTGCAATTTGCCACGTAGGTATGCTTGTGGGCTAGGGTACCGGGCAAACAATTTTGGTAAAATTATCTTTACGTGCTTACGGTATGTCAGATTAAGACACATTACCCCCACCATGTGTTTCCATTTTTTGTGAGGAGACTTTATTTGCTGTTGCACCATTAGGTGGTCCACCATTGGTTTAATCATACAATAATTTTATATGAGATTATTTTTTTGTCAACTGAACGTTTATCCACTTGGCCAGTCCCTGGTAAGTGTCTTGGAAAACATTTTTGTTTGCTTTCCATTCCTCGGGCATTTTCCAATTTTCTTCATTGACGATGATCCATCTGCACTCTGAATGTTCAAATAGTTTGTTGAATTGGTATATCCAGTAACTTGGATCCACAGGTCTCTTGATGTACGTGTATCCTTTACTGCCCTTGTAGATGTTGTTTACATTGTCTGGCTTGTTCTCTTTGCCAAGACCCCAGAGGTCCATTCCGACTAGGAAAATTGCTTTTGGTTTGAAACTCATTCCGACCAGTGCGGCGAACTGTCCGGTACCCCAGTGGAACTGGTCGTCCTGCCTCTTATCTCCTTCATATGGTAGATTGGGCACACACCTTACATTGGGCCAATATGCAAACTGTTTGTACCAATTTTCTCTGGTGTAGATCGTGGTATTTTTACCAACTGTGTTAGCGGCCTCTTGGCACATATGCTTGTCAGCACAAACCACATATTCTAAATTATGATCCCTAAACAGTGCATTACAACCCACCATGGTTGTAACACTTTTTAAAGGAGTTATGTCAAACCCTCTCCTGCTCTCACCGTTGCCTATTACACTAACATACTTGGTCATAATCTTATTTAATCACCCCTTTAAACGCACACAGACGTCTGCATACTGCTGGTAAAAGTGGAACGGAATAAAGGTGCACAGATCATTGATTTCCTGTGATTAAATGCCATACGGTGCGATATTTGTCCCAGGCTTTTTGTAGCGTTGGATATTTTCTTCGCAGTTCTATCGCTTCTGCTCCCATCATTTCTGCTTCTTCATAGGCGGTCTCCTCGTCCTTTGCTCTCTGTGATTGCTCCACCAAGATCCTGTCACCGTTTGATAATTGTTCATAAACGGTTTCGCCACCGTCGGGTGAAACATAGATTGGTCGATGTTTTTTTTTCTTTCTAGACATTAGTAATACTTCTTATGATCAGCGCCAGGATGAGCATGTCTCATTCCGCCTATCTTATCAGCGTCATTTTCGTGTCGAGGAATAAAATGTATGTGTGGCCACATCACTGTCTGACCTGCACACTCCCCTAAGTTCATGCCAACGTTGAAACCGGCCATCTCTCCTGCTTTGATTTTGTCCTTGCCATACTGATAGGCCAATCCATAAGATTTACCTACGTACTCAGGATTATTTTGTTTTGGAATAAAAAGTTTGTGTCCTTTGACGCATGGATACTTGTCATTAAAAACGTAAGTGTAATCTGTTTCTTCAATGGGTGTGTCGTTTCCCATCCATATGCTTTCTTCTACATTGTCAACAGGTTCATATTCTTTCTTGTAGATAGATTTTTTTGATTGCATTTGTTTCTATAATTCCTATCTTTATATTACTAGAATTTGGTCTGTGTTGCAATCTTATTTTTTCCCAACTTTTTGTTTTTGTAACCGACGGATTGTATTCCCAGAGGCCAAGCAGATTTACCAGGGCCTTCCTGACTTTCTCCGCACCTCCATGTTTTTTACAGGTATCTGATCTTCCAACATGCACAATCTTGTTATTGATTTTTATTTTATATACGCAATTTAATCTTATCCATTTGGTTTTGGGTGTTTTGCTGTGTTTAATTTTGTATTTTTCTACAGTGTATAGATCTTCTATGTTGTACCACTTCATGACATTACTCCCACGAAGTATGCACCCACAATACAACCAGCGACACCGAACACAACGTCATCCCAACTCCAGTGTCCTTTGATCCATAGATCCAATGCTTCCTTGATCACTGTCGCTACCAATCCCAGGTATATCAATGGTTGCCAAAACACTGCAAACAATGTAAGGAACAAAGCCCAGAAGAAATGCAGTTGTAGATCAAATCTCAGATAGAACAAAACAGTTGTTGCCAATTGTTTGTAGATTAGTTTAATATCTAGCATTCTTGATGCCTAACTGTGCATATACTTTCTGCACCTTCCTTGCTTGGAAATAGCAGTCTTCGAGTGCGTTGTGTAGTCCAGTCCTTGTCTCTGTTGGGTCACGTGGCACAAGACTGAACAGTGTTCTTGAATCCCTTATCTGCCAGTATTGCCATGGCACAGGATGTCCCAGTTGCGAATAAAAATTTTGAAGTATAGCATAATCAAACAATGGGCCTTGGCACCAGAATACGTCAACTCCAACCGACCATTTGTTGACTGTCTTAATCATTGCCTCCAAGGAGATACGATCCTTGTCGCCTAGAGCCTCGTCCATTATCTCAGGATCTTGTTTGCCCCACCAGTCCAGTGTGTCCTGCATAACGTCTCTACCTATTTCTGTCTGAGAGTCCACGTCCACACGGAAATACATTCCTTGTGCGGGTTCTACTGTTGTGTATGGATCAAATTTAACACCACCAACGGTCAGTATTGTGGCATTGGGATTTGTGCTTAAAGTCTCCAGATCTATCATCGCGTGGATCATGCACAATTATACTATGGAAATGTGGTAATGTCAATTAGATGCTTGACATCTTGTCTGGATGGTTAAGGCTGAGCGTTGGCTTACCACCATTTTCTATGAACAACTTATATTCTGTGTAGTCATCCTGTGACAAACAATGTATTTCGCCTGCTGAAGTTGTGTATACATCTCTCATGTATCTGCTCACTGGAAGAGCCTGTGCCATACACTGGTCGTAGGTGTTAAATTGTGCGGCGTCAAACACTGCCTGACAGGTGTCCTCGGCAAAACATATTATCATTATCATAAGGTATTTCATACAAATATTTAAATCAGAAACTGTGTAAATTAAACTACTACTTCTTGTTTTTCTGCAAAGTGCGTACTTTAGTTTGCAATCTGATAAGATCGTTGTCTAGCAATCTTACCCTGTCTATGAGTTTTATCAGTGTTGCTGAAGTGGATCCAAGTTTTGGCTTGATTTGATTAACGATATAGTTGTATAGATACCATATGAAATAAGCCAGGAAGAACACAGCCACCACTGGAAATCCATAATCGTTTATCAATGTTACTATGTCCATCAGTCTTTCCTTGCGTCCAGTTTACCGTCTGCTCTTGCAATCCTATCAGTGTCAACAGGCAGTCCAAGTTGTTCGGACACCTCTTGGTCTATCTTCAGTATGTCATTGTTCATGGTCTTGACACGATTATCAAGTTGTGTAATCACACTCTCAATGAAATTGATACTACTGACCACCGACCCTAGTATGTATTTTATAATAACCATTATAAATGCACCAAGACCCACTGTGGCCGCTATGGGCATACCAAGTTCTGCTACTAAATTCCAAAAGCTCATTATGTGTGTATTTAATGTTTGACTGTGTACACTTTTATTTCTTCGGTCTTACCTTTGACTGTAATCTGATCTATGTATTCAAAGTTATAATCCAGTTTTGCGGCCTTGAAAGTGTCCTGGCCTATCACAAGCGTTTTACCAAGTGTTTTGCTAGAACTTTCTAACCTTGCCGCCAAGTTGACTGCATCACCTATTACTGAATAATCAAACCTTTGATCTGATCCCATATTACCGACCAATGCTTCGCCTGTGTTTATTCCTATGCCTATGGCTATGGTTGGAAGTCCTTCTGCCGCCAACTGCACATTAAGTCTTAAAAGTTCCTCCTGCATTTGGATTGCGGCCTGAACAGCGTGTTGCTCGTGTCGAAGATCTTCTATGGGTGCATTCCAGAACGCCATTATGCAATCACCCATGAACTTGTCTATGGTACCACCGTTTGCGATTATGACATTGGTCATGCGTGTGAGGAATCTGTTTATAAGTTTTGTGAGACCCTCAGGATTGCCTTTGTACTTCTCACTGATAGGAGTGAACCCTCTTATGTCGCAGA